TGTATTAAACTTAAGACCTGGTGACGCAATGCCATCAGAGACTTTGTATAATACAGTAGTGTTCTGAGCCTGATTGTCAATGACATCAGTAGCTATACTCTGAAAGGTAGATTCATCATCCTGTACTCCGTGAATTGATGTATCTGCCACAACAGTTCCAGTATCTGCTATATGAACTTGCAACATATATGAACCAGCTTTTGCTAATGCATTTAAATCGTCAGCTGCAATAGCGCTACTAGTAACACCAGCAGTGGTCCCTGAGCCTAATGCTGCAGAAGCCTCTGATAGTTTTACCCAACCATTACCCATATTCGTTTTAGTAAAAGCCATTCTATACCCCCTTAACTAAATTTCAATACAGCGTGAGTTTCAGGAAGAGCTATTTCTAAACCAGCTTCAGTAATAATCTGGTCACGTCTTCCGTCTTCATCGTTTGCTTGAATGTTAGTTTCAATGAAAGTATCACGAGAAACGCCGTTACCAACCAATGGTCGATAAGCAACATTGCCCATGTCAACAGCTACAGCATAGTCTTCCCAAGGTCCACGCAATAGAGGCTCAGCTACGAAATGTAGATTACCAAATATTGTGTTTACTACAGTTACTTGATGGCCAAAAGCACCAGGGATGCTATTGATATCAAGGTTGTACTGTGAAGCACCTACTGTATTATTCAAGAATGAGCCTGCACCAAGCTTGTTCAAGTAAGTAATTACTTTACGTGAAGCTAATACAAGTTTATTACCTGAATTGCCAGACTCAGGTGCAAAGAAATCTTCCATTGCATCTAAGAAAGCATCATATCCAGATGAAGCGTATGAAAAGTTATAAACTTTACCATTTGCTTCAGCATAAGGTACTATACCATGAGTATATCGAGTTGATGTTGCGCCTGCTGTTGCATTACCAAGACCGAACAAGAAAGCTTGCTCCATGTCCATCTTATGCTCCATAAGCTTATCAGCCCATACACGTTTATACTCATCAGCAATACCACGATAGCGAGTTGCCATTGCAGTGCCAGAGAATAAGTTGCATGCAGTTTTGAAGATTTGACAATAGCCTTCGCTATCAGACATGATATCTTCCCAACCTTCAGGAGCTGTTGTTCCTTCAGCCCATGCTGAACCAATCACTTGACCTTGTGCACCAGCTGAAATGTCATCGTTAGTTGCGATAGCATCAATAGCTGTCATACTTGCTGCAGCAATAGTCACCTGACCATCAGTACCGTTAGTACCAGCAAAAGTAAGACCTGAACCTGATGTTGCAGCTTCAGCAATCTTAATTCTCTTAACGCCTTGGTCAAATTTAATTGCAATAACTTGTCCACCTACAATAAATTCAGGTTTACAATCAGCTTGTATTTTACCTTCACTATTATAAGGGGCTGCGATTACAATATTCTCAGTCAACGCTACACCTGTTGCTGCTGCTGTCATATTAGAAACAGCCTCACATACAAAGTTACGACGCTGCCATGAGTGTCTTTGCTCTAAAAACTTAAAAACTGGGTCATCAGTCGCTTTTTTCGCCACTTTAGATAAGTAAACGAAGAAAGGCGATTGTTGAGGAGCCAGCTCTGCTACTCTGTCACCGAAGTTAAAGACTCTTCGGTTGTTATCCATAGATACAACACCTGATAAGGCGGCACCTGTGGATATACTAGTTACATTTGCCATTTTCTTCTCCTAAGAAGTTATTAACCCCAAGGATTCTTGGAGTTAAATGAATTAATTAAATCATCCATAACCTGGTCTCCTTCAGGACGTGAATCTTGCCCAGTTTCACCAGTCACTACACCCATAGGCGAAGGGATTGATTGAGCATTTTGCATTTGGGTAAACGTTGGGCTAGGTCCAGCATTAACTGCTGCAGCTTGCGTAGGTTGACCTTTTTGCATCCTATAAAGGTTTACAAGGTTATCCATTGTTATAGACTCTGGCTTACTCATGGTGGTTATGAACTCACGCGCATCTGCATCATTAAACCCATAATGGCCAGTAACATGCTCATATACTTCTTGAGACTGTCTGTTATTGTCCATTTGAATTTGTTGACGCTTTTGTGCTTCTTGACGCTGCTTATCTTGACCGTCTAAACGTTCTTGTAAAACAGCTACTTCATACTGACCTTTAAGTTCAGAATACTGAACCATGTCATCTCTCCATGACTCTACCTCGTCTAAATATCGAGCACTCTCTGATTGAGGGTCGCTGTAAGCTTCATCTCTAGAGAATGTTCTTGGTTTCTCAGGCTTAGCTGGGGCTGGTGGAAATTCTTGAACTTCTGGTTGAGTCTGCTGCGCTGGTACTTCAGGCGTCGCTTGAGGTGTAGCTTTCGCTGTCTCTAACTGTTGCTGTAGAACTTTAAGTTCATTTTCCCGTCTGGCTGCTTGTGACTGCCAATATTCAAATCTACGCTCATCATTCTTGGCCTCATAAACCTCGTTTGTTTGAGCTGCTTCCGCTGGTACTTCAGGTGTTCCTTCTACAGGAGCTTCAGTGCCAGTTACCTCTGCAGGGCTTGAGAAAGCCTCTGTAACGGTAAGACTATTATCTAAGGAGCCTTCTGCAGCGGGCGCTCCAAATGCTTTTGCTTCAACATCTGCTAGCGTATTCGCTGTTTGGGGGGTATCCTGATTCATTTCTTCCATTGTTTACTTTTCCTTACTATTCACTGCCCGTATCGCCTTTAGGGGTAAGTGACATTTCTTTCAAGCGAGACGATATATCACGCTTTTCATTGGCGAGTGTGTCATCAAGACGGTGACCAAACAATGTGCCAGCAGCTTTTGCTTTATTGCTAACTCCATCCAAGTCTGATTTAAACTTCTCGACTTCCACTTTTTTACGAAGGCTAACAGCTTCTCTATCGCGAGTTTGTAAATCGCCTTTAAGCCCTTTAACCTCTTCCTGAGCTTGTTCAAGTGCAGCTTGCAATTGAGCAATCTCATCCTGACGTTGCATAACTCCTTCGATATCAAAGACTTCAGTTTTCTTAAGAACTTCAACTCTGTCAATGAGACCTTTTTGATATGCGTCCATGTAAAATTCTAATTCAGCGTATCTATTAGTAGGTAATGTACTTCCTGATATATATACTACATCATACATGCCTACCGTAATATCGTTAAATACTTCAATTTCACCCGTTTTATCATCAACAAGCCTTTTGTTGACAACATAGTCAGATAGTGAATTGTTTGGCTGAACCACTCTAAATACCTTTTCACCAGTAAATAGCTGTTGCATCATAGGTATAGCAACCTGGGCAACACGAGTAAGTGCTGCTTCAATGTCTGCTAGCTTTGATTTAATCTTTCTTTGTCCAAATTCATCTAATGATATAGTAGCTTTATATGTTTGAGGAGCTACTGAAGAATTACCCATCATCATTTCATATAATCCTAGCTGATGGTCGATATCATTCTTAGCAGTCTGCTCATTGCTATATAATTCATTAGGTAGAGGGCTAGGTTGAACAGTAACTGGGGCACCATCTGTAGGGTCAAAAGGTATTGCAACCCCTGGCTGTGCCCACTTTTCTTCAAATTCAGTCATATCAACTGAGCCTTCTGGAACAAGTATCTTAGTATTAGTACTTGTTGTAGCGTGTGCTATAATTAAAGAGCGAGTCTTGTTAATATACTCCTGCATTCCCTTAACCATGCGTACGTCTGAGGTAGGATATGGAGTACGTGTATGCATATTCACTGCTGGAACGATTGGATATTTATCCGTAGGAAGAATACGAGAATACAGGTAAGCATCTCCCATCATTGCACACATCTTTACTCGCTCAACTGTAATTTTTACTACTTGAATTACTTTTTGCTGGACTAAGTCTGCAAAAGTAACCTGTTCAATAGGTATCTCAGGCATAGGTGCCGCAAGAGCAGTATTAGGGTCACCACCTTGGTCTACTAACTGTGATGCAGCTTGAGCTTGTTGCTGCTGAAACTGTTGTTGCATTTGCATTATTAACTGCTGAACTTGTTCTTCGTCTGTTAAAATCTGCTCACCATTAATAACCCATGCTGGTTGAGATAGATATCGCTCCCACTCTGTCTCGTCTAAAAGCTTTTCATCGCCACTAAATTGCTCAAATACTCTTCGCTTAGGTACTCGTATCTTAAAATATCTCTCATAACCACGTATATAGTCCTGCTCACTTACTTGCCCAACATCTTCAGGAAATTGCGCAGCATAGTCATTAGTTGCCCTGCCAGTTTCTGGTGAGTTAAAATCAATATCAGAATTTGCGTTTTCAATAGCATCTTTATACATTGGGTATAAACGCTCAGCCTGAGCTTTAGTAAATAATCTCGAAACGATGATATTTTCGGCATCATCAAATAATCTATCTCTTGAATTAGGGTCTATATAAACATCCATTGGGTCAATATCTTTAATTTTGACCTCACCTTTGCCCATATCAGCTAATGGGTCTTGATAAACCTGAATAAGTCCCATACCTGCAACGTAATAATCATCTACCATTGTACGCACTACAGTCCTGCCATCAGAAATATCATACATATATGAAAGTAGCGCAGACATTACTTGCGCCACTCTATTATCAGAATCTTCTCTAGGTGCCACCCTAAAAGATGGACGATTAGCCGTTATCATAGACTTAGCTGCTTCTACAGCTGGATGTATACGATTAACAACTACTGGAGCTTGCCCTCTAGACTTTAAAACCTCTTCTTGTTCTCTAGTCCACTGTCTGCCTAGGCGGAACTCACGGTCTTCTTTAACATGTTTAGCCCATGTATCACGCTTTGTCGAATAGCGCCGATACAGGTCCTGAGTTTCATCTACTAGCTTTTTAGGGTCTTTACCTTGAATATTAGATTCTGCCATAGCCATAATTTACGACTTAAAGTACCATCCAATCAAGAACTTTTTTCGCTTTTCTACCTTTTTCTTGGTTTTCGTCAAATTCTGCGTGTCTACAAGGCTTTGCACCGTCTAAAGCTATGTATGTTGCATCCATTACATCGTCATGCTGACCTTTGGGATCAGATAAGAACTCTTTTTCCCCTTCTATGTCTTCCGGCCTGAAGAAAAACTGTCCTCTAGCAAACATAGGGACCAACGATAGAAGTCGTTCCGACTTCCTGTTCCTCGGTTTAACCCCTCGCTCGAGCCCAGGTATGTACAAACTTTCTTCTTGCATGAGCTGCCTAACTGCTGTTCTAAGAGCCTCTTGATAACCCACCGTTTCAATTTTCATCCTCCTTGGCCTATATTTCTTGTAAACGTCTATAATTGCTTGAGGCTGCCTATCTGGAGTAATTTTATCTCTATATAGGTCTATAATATACTTATTATTCTCATGGTCTATGCCAATCGTAGCTATAACAAAGAAGTCAGCTCGTGCTGATAGTGAAGACGCTGGGTCTACCCCTGAATACACTTCAACAGGGATAACTTTACGTTCCTCCCCTGTATCCTTAACCATACAGCCTTGACCATCTATAATCTCATAATCAAGGTGATGCCTCTTAATCCAATCAGGTTTAAAAGGTGCAGTCTCAGGGTCCTGAGCTATATTCATATACTCTTGGAAAAAACCATTAAGGTTCCCTACCGAGGAGTACTCTTCTTTTATTTCATCTATTCGTGACATAGGAAATCGTTCAGGCCATAATAACTTACCCTCACCATCACCCATAATAGAATACCATAATACCAACCACGCGGAGGACTCCTTTACCCAATACAAAAAACAGTCTTCAGAGATAACTGTGCCAATCATCACAATTTTACCTTCATCAGATAAAGATGGTATAACTGCTTCTGTCATCCACTTTCTATTCTTCATACGGGCTTCAGGAGTAAAAGCATTTAGTTCAGACTCAAAGTCGTCTACAATTATCAGATTAGGCCTAGTATCACCTTCAATAAACCCCCGTACACGTTGCCCAGTACCAACTGCGACGATTCTCGTACCATTAGCAAGTACTACATCTGTGTTAGTCCAACGTCTCGCAGTATTAAAGCTCATATCTCCGAACAACTCTTTAAACTGTGTAGAATTATTCAAATGATATTTAATACGACTAAGGAAGTTAATTGACTGCGCTTGAGACTCTGATATAATTACAATAAATAAGTCTTCATCGCTCCGCTTGAATGCGGCTTTCCATAATGGAAATATAAGCGATGTTGTTGTTGATTTTGCAGTTCCACGAGGGGCAGCAATAGCCACCCTTCGCTCTGCAGGACTACCAAGAGCTTGATACACTTCTCTGTGGAAAGGAGGAATCTCCTTATTTAGTGCGGTAGGAAAGCAGGTTCGGCCAAAAAGAGCCATATTCCTATACAGCTTCTCAAAGACCTTCTTTCTGCTATACTCTTCTTCGTAATCCATATTATTCACCGTATGGTGAAGGTACTTTCGTTCTGCCTAAGGCATGCTTTGCAAAGTTAGAAAACTCTTGCTTAGGCATTTTACCGCCACTAAAGGCTCTAAGCCTATTTAATAGGCCTGTTGCGGGGAATTTATCCCTGCCAGTAAATTCATCATAATTAGAAACAGCATTATTATAAAGGTCTACCCCTATTTGCTCCATGGGGTCACCCTGTACTACACCCTCTAGCTCATGCCATAACGGTCCAACAACTGATTTAATATTTTGCCATACTCCACCGCCATCTGCCTCAGCCATAACCTGAGGTCCATAATAATGCCTCATAGCATCTACTTCTTCCCAGTTAGGGTATTGATTTGGGTCTAATGGAGCAGGCCGTCCTCCAATATCATCATAATGCCATGCATCAAATCCATAATACTTGTGCCCAGGAGTGAATGGCTTAACTCCCGCCATGTCCTTTGCTTCATTTAAAGAGTCATGATGGTAGTCTTTTAGGGCGTCTCGCAAATTAGACACTTCTTCCATACCAGAAATATTACCTAAAATGTTATCATATGCTGTCTTTAATAAATTATTCATCGCCCTCTTTATACTTTACTTCACCTGTATCATCATTAAAGGTTGTTCTAGTAGCAACAAGACGCTGCTCTTCTTCGACTATCTCATCCAAGAGCTTAGTCGAGGATGAAGCCTCCAACCTATCGGTTGTTTTAACAAGATGCTTATCCTTCATGCCGTGCATGTCTTGTAAGTTATCTACAGCTCTTAAAAGATTAGTTATATCCTTTTTATCAGTAGCTAAAGCAATAGTCTTCTCTAAAAGCTCTAAGGTATACTTTTCTGTTAACCCATGCTCTAACAATAAGCCTTGCAATTCATCTCTTACCATACTCTTAAATACCTCTGATTTCATTGTGCGCTTCCATTTCCTGCGCTCACTATCTGTAACAGCTCCCATAGCCCACTCTATAGCCAAGTCATAATCTGGCTTAAGAGCGAACATAGTCGCCAAGTTCTTCATTTTGTCCTGACCTGATTGAACTTCAATATAACTTTTCCCACTAAAAGTGACATTGGTCTTACGACCCTTAACATGAAGCTTCTTACTACTATACTTAGGATTAAAAAAAGTGTAACCCCAAGGAAAACGCAAGTAAGTGTTAGGAATATCATGATTGCTAGGATACTCTCTCCTAGAGATGACCATAGCGACGTATTTGTCATCAGAGAGTGCATACTGCTTTGCATCAGCTTCTTTCCAATAAACATACTCTATACCTTCCTTAATAGCCTCATCTTCTCTATATATCTTATAAGTAGTAGGCTCTTCATCACCTTTATGATGTATATTTATAGTATACAAGTGTTATTTTTTCTTTTTCTTCTTTGGAGTCTTTTTCTTAGGTGGCCTGCCAACATTACTCCCATATGACCCTTTACCTGTAGGCATATTTAATCTCCTTTTGTTTGTTTAATCCCAGTCTTCATCATCAAAACGCCAATCATCAAGGTATGTATTATGGTCTTGTAGTAAGAAGTATATAACCCATACTAATAAAAACCCTAACACAAAATACCCTATCATCCTTTAAAATGCTCCATACTATGGTCAAAAGACTTCATATGACCCTCTCTATG